AGAACGGCAATGATGGTAACTGGATATTCACGGGGACCACGCCTTGGGCCTATGAGAACGGGGCACCTCCTGCGTACCAAGGATCTTGGTGCTTGCAGTTTCCAACTGGCAACACTTCGGCAGGCGGCGATTTTGCGACGATGAGTAGCTACGGGGTTGTATCCCCGGGGCAGATCGTGATTGCGAAGGCATACCTCAACCCTAACAACAGCGGCTCGAATCTGGATCTTTGGCTGCAATTGAATTGGTATGATTCAACAGACAGTTTCTTGAGTGCATCGGTTGGTGTTCACCACGAAGGCGGGGGCTGGCAGCTATCCGGGGTTCAAGGCACTGCGCCCGCGAAGGCCGCACATGTGCGTGTGGCGATCGGTGCGGGCAGCGGTACGAATGCACGCAATACCGGCTACGCGGACTTGGTTACGTGGAACCTTGAGCAACCCTCACCGGTTAGCAACTTCCTCTATGAAGCGATTCAAACCGCTCCGGCAAGCTCCGGCAACACGCAGCCGACTTGGCCGACTGTAGCAACCGATACGGTCATTGATGGAGGGGTTACGTGGGAAGCGATCGGAACGTCCATCATTACGTGGGAAGCGATCCCGTTGATGTTGTCCGGCACCGCGCAGCCGACATTCCCCACGACGATTGGCACAACGGTTCATGACCCTAGCACCTTCACGGATGCGAACGGGGTACTCACCAGTGCGTGCAGCATGTCTTGGATCTGCATCAACCGGCAGATCACGGATGTGAATGATCCGGGCAGCAACGCGGTCGCGCTCGGAGCTTCGCACGTATTTGCTGGTAACAAGGATATCGTTTCGTATTCGGCCGCAGTGAATCCGACTGATTGGACGAGCACCAATAACGCAGGGTATCTACCGACCGGACTCAACAATTATGGCGACAATCCCGTTGCGATGTTGGTCCTTTATCGTTCTAACCTCATGGCGTTCAACGCCGGAGGTTATCAAATGTGGCAGATCGATCCTGATCCGGCGAACATGGCCTTGCTCGATGCGCAGCCGGTCGGTTCTATATGGCCTCGTGCGGCCCAATCCGTGGCAAACGACTTACTATTTCTTACGGAAGTCGGAGTTCGGAACCTGGGAACTGTGGGCGCTACGGCGAACATGGCTATTGGGAACACCGGCCAGCCCGTTGATCCGCTCGTTAAAGCGGCGCTTACGTCGGGCACATATTCTCCGATCTCACTCTATTACCCCGGTCGCGGACAATACTGGTTGATATTTGGGCCGGAAGCCTTCGTGCTCACGATCAATGGTCAAGGTCAGAAGACGTGGGCTCGTTACACCTTCCCGGCCGCGATCACCGATTGGACATTGAGCCAAGGCGTGCTCTATCTGCGCACGGCTACGAATCTCGTATGGGAAGTCAATGCAAGCTCATCGGTTGATGATTCGAGCGCGTTGACGACAGGTACCAACACTTCATTTAGCAGCGTCATCCAATGGCCTTACCTCGATGGTGGCTCGCTCGGCGTGAACAAGATGTTGGTCGGCGTCGATGTGGTTGGTGACGGTGCTTGCTACGTGCAAGTCGGCTTCGATCAAGCGGACAAGTCCACCTTCAACGACAACCCTGGATTCTCCACATCGACCGGCGTCACGACTCCGTATTTCGTTTCGATCGATGACACGGTACCCGGCACGCCACTACCGATCCCGTGCAACGCTCCGAGCTACACGCTCATTTTGACGTTTCCGAACACAATCAATACCTATACCAACCCCAACAACTGGACGTGGGAAGCGGCCAATCTTTACCTCACCCAGCAAGGTGGGGCCGGAGCTACCGGATGATAAAAATGTACACAGATCCTTGGCTGTCAGATTTTCTCATCGTGTGCAGCAAGCTGCCGAAAGATGAACGCGAGCAGCTCGAAGCATTCAGTGGGGAACCATACACGGTGGACGGCGCTGCCATGGGCAACTACACGGTGCCAGGGCCTAAGTGGGTGGTGAAAGACGAAAACGGCGAACCGATTTGCATCGGAGGGTTTGTCCCGATGCGAAAAGGCGTGTGGCGCGATTTCATGTTGACCACTCCGGCCGCTTGGGAAAAGCACTGGTTTGGGATCACGCGCTACGCGCGCAGAGCCATGGACGCGATGCTTTACAGCAAACAAGCTCATCGATTGGAGTGCATCGCGCATCACAGTCGCGAGGAAGCCTTCAAATGGTACAAGGTTTTGGGGTACCATAGGGAAGCCACACTCCACGGGTACTGCGCCAATGGCGCAGACGCGATTTCTTTTGCGCGGGTGAGGCACTAATGGGTACAGGTAACAGCGCAGCGAATGCAGCCAATGCTGCCAACGCGCAATCACAGCAACAGATTCAGCAATCTGTCGCTGCGATCAATAACGCCTACAACAACCCAAACCGGCAGCAGCAGGTTAATCAGTACGGGCAAAACCTACAGAACTACCTCACCGGTCAGGTCAATAATCAGGAGGCAGTGAATGCGCGTAATCTTAAGTTCGCGATGGCACGAAGTGGACTTACCGGGGGGTCTGCTTCGGTCGATTCCAACACGCAGCTTCAAAAAGATTACACCCAAGGACTTCTCCAGGCATCGCAGCAAGCGCAAAGCGGTGAAGCGGCGCTAAGTCAAGCCGACATCCAGTCGAAGAATCAACTCATTGGGCTCGCGCAGCAAGGCAACTTCACTGGTGCGATTCCTTCGGCAGTAGCATCTGCTACGAGCGCCAATCTTGGCGCCGCGCAGAACGCCTTCTCGCCGAATGCGCTTGGGAATTTGTTCAGCAGCACGTCTGGTATTTACCAGAATGAGCAAACCGCTGCGGCGAATCGATTGGCCCAACAGAATCCGTTCGGCACGGTGTATAGCTCGTCGGTGTACAACGGAGGTAAAGGCTAATGGGCTCCGACAACTTTTTCTCGCAGTTCGCTAGCCGTGATCCGCTTGCGCAAGCGCTTGATCTTCCCGGCGCGCACAAGTACGCGCAACAGCAAGCAAGTGATATGAACGGGCAATCGGCCGCAAATGGCGGTCCCTACTCTGGCATCGCGGCAACGCTTGCGGGGGCGAATGCTGGGTATCGTCCTGGTGGTCCTGGGTCCAATCCTACTTGGACGCCATGGGCTCCCAGCAACAACACGGACTTTTTCCAGCGAGCGGCGAACCTCTCCGGCGCTATAACTCCGCAACCTACGTTCGGCGGGGGTAGCCCTGTGCCTACCGGCGCCAACATTCCCCCAGCATGGCAGGGCAAATAATGGGCAGCTCATTTTTCAAAGCGAAGAATCCGGCGATTGGCACCGGCAATCTGAATATGGAAGCTCGCGCGCTGAACTCCGGGCAGTACGGCGCGCAGCGAGCTGGCGCGGGGGCGGCGAAAGATGTTGCGCTCGCCGCTGCACTCAATAAACATCCGTTCAAACCGAACATGCAAAGCGGCGCGTATCCGAAAGGACCGAAGGTGTAGCCATGGGTACAGAAGAATTTTGGATACCGGCAGTGCTCGCAGCAGTTAGTACCGGCGCGCAGGCGGTGAATGCGAGCAACGCAAATAGTCGCGCGCAAAATGCGGAAGTGCAGGCATTGGATAACCAAGGCCAATTCCGCACGCAAGCCAACAGCATGGTGCAACAACTCACCAATCAGATTAAGAACAACTCCCCACAGCAAATTCAAGGGCAGGAGACGAGCAATTTCGTCAACACACTGCGTAAGAACGCGGTGGGCAGTTCGCAAGCTGGCTCTGGTACGGACTCCACGAATTTTGGTCAACCGGTCTCGGCGCTCGCTCCCGCTTCGGGAGCTAGCACCCGGTACCAAGCGGACACCGCGAAGGGGCAACAGCAGACGCAGGAGTATGGTAATACGAATGCCGAAGAGATGGGGGCGGTCGATGCAGCGGTGCGCCAGCGGCAAAATGAAGGGCTCGCCATGCAGACCCTTGGTACTGGGCTCAACCAGCTCGGGGCTCAGTCCTTTTCGCAGAATTTTGTCGATCAGCTCCGAACGCAAACCGCTGGGCAACAGAGCCCTTGGGTCTCACTGTTTGCAGGGTTGCTGAACAACGGCGCGAACGCTTATTCTAAGAACCCGGGCATGTTCAGCTCGAACCCCAACTCGTCATCCAATTGGGTTGGGTACACCGGGCAAGGAACTTGATATGGCCGACCAACAAGCTTTAGGCGATCTCTTTTCCGGTATCGGCGGGCACCCTGTCGATCGTCCAGCGCTTCAATCGTTCGTCGCGAACTCGCAGGCGCGCAATGGCCTTGTTTCCGCGCAGACACAAGAAGCGATGATCAAAGCCGCGCAGGGGCAAGAGGAACAATCTGCTTACGAACGTTTACCGGATGAACTGATGGCATCGGCTCCTACCATGCGCCCCTCTGAGGCTATGTTAGTGCGCGACATCATGATCAATCACCTTGGGGACCCGATCACCGCTCTCAACGCAGTTGGTAAATTGAAGTTGGGGTATGGCACCCCCGATCAGCAAACTTCCGGTCAACAAATCGTAGAAGGAAAAGTTGCGCCTCCGGTAGCAGTTCCCAACGACTACATCATGCCGCAAGGGTCTGGGCTATCGACTCAGCCTGTGCAGCAAAGTCCGCAAGGCGTGGCGCAGACTGCGGCCACGAGTGCATTGGGTGCGCTCCACCAGAATCAAGCCGACAATCCGGCTGCGTTCCATGCGGGCGGCCAGCAAGGGGCGCTCGATCCAAACGCGGTCGCATTCGGCTCGTACATGCTTTATAAAACCGGCAAAATGCCGACACTAGGCATGGGCGGCGGCGCCGCGCGCATGGCTATATTGAGCGGCGCTGCGCAGCTTGGACAACAAGAAGCCCAAGGCCAGCCGGTTACAAACCCTGCTTTTGACCAGGCAATTGCGAATGGTCAGGATTTCACTGGCGCACAGCGCATGCTCAACAGCCAAGCGGGGGGTCCGCTCGGCAATCAGACTCGCGCAATCAACAATGTCGTCGGGCATCTTCAGTTGATGGAAAATCTATTCAGCGGTTTGCAGAACGGCGACGTGCAGATTGCCAACAAGATCGGCGCGCAGTGGAAGAAAGCATTCGGAAGCGAAGTGCCGACCAACATTCAGACCGCGGCAAGTTTCATCGGGCCGGAAATGATCAAGATTCTGTCGAACAACAATAGCACTGGTACGGCGCTAGAGCGACAGGAATTCTCGAACACGGCGGCCAATCTAGCGAATGCGCCGGAGCAAACAAGCGGAGCGATTGCTACGCTCAAGAACATGCTCGGTCGGCAGTTGACCGACATGGCGCTTCAATATCACGGCGCAACCCGCCGCAGCGACTTCGCGCCGCGCTACGTGGCGCCGGATGTTGCGCAGTACCTCGAAGTCAATCCCGAAGGCGCTTCGGCACCGATGGCTCAACCCACTGGCGGAGGGCCGGCCGGTGGCGCAGCGACGACTCTCCCGCCGCAGGCGCTGACCGCGCTCCAAGCGCATCCCGGTCAGCATGTGACCTTCGGCAACGGGCAGATTTGGACGTTGCAGAATGGTAAGCCGGTACGGGTGCAATAATGGCCGACTGGGACGTTGTTGGAGCAGCGCCAGCACAGATCCAAGATCCTTGGGCGGTTCGCGCGCTCGTGCCTGCGCCGCCTGCCGCTAGTGATGTGCCGAAGCCGACCAACGACATAAATTCACCTTCTCGGCCGTCTGACATACTCACACGCTCTTATCCGGCTGAGATGCTTGGAGCAGCAGAGAATGCGCTTTCTGGCATAACAGGTGGTGTTGGTAGTTTGCTCGATGCGATAACCGGAGCGGACCCAGGCACTCACAAGATCACCTATCAGCCGCACACTCCGGCCGGTAAGGATCAGCAACAATTGCTCAGCCAATTGCCGATCAAATCCGGTATCGCTGGGCTTTCGCA